GGGGCCGCCCAGATGGCTAGCGATGATCCATCGCCGCTTGTGGTCACAAAGGCTGGTATTCCGTTCACTGACCAAGCCGAGGGGTTGCGCCAGTTCAAGGAAGCATGCAGCCAAGCAGCGCGCACGAGCGCCGAGCAATACTTTCCTGGCACCGGCCGCATGTTCGCTCACGCTCGAAAAATGGCCGTGACGAAAGAATGGCTCGCAGGATGGGACGCCTGCCTCGCTGAGTTAGATAAGCGCGGCGCCTTCACACACGACGGAGAGGGGAAGTGAAACTGGTTTTATGCCTCATGTGCGAGGGTGGCTATTTATATAACGAATCCGAGCCATGCATTCAGTGTGATGACATGGAGGTCCACCATATCGTCGATTCCGCTGTGACAGCGGATCACGTGATAGTGCCATGCGGCTGCAAACAATGCATATCCTCACAATCTGATGCATGGAGATGAGAAGCATGGATGATGTAGACAGCGAAGGCAAAGGGCCAAACATGCCGCCAGGTACGCGCGTCGTTTTTATGCCTGACCGCGACGACACCAAGTTAGGCACGATAGAGCGTCAAATTCTCCACTATGACGGCGGCGAAACCTTCTGGGGAAATGTCCGCGTGCGAATGGATGACGGCAGATACATCGAGGCCAATTGCTGGCAATGCAAAAAGGCAGCACTCACAGTCTGACGAAGGCTAGCCGCTATGTGCGCTACCGTACAGACCGCAATTGACAACGGTGTCAATGTCGGCGTACCGTACTATAGCGGTATAAGAGTAGACGCCATGAAATATTTGATGACAACCGAACAGATTGAGGCATTGGCTGCCGAGCGCACCACAAGCACCGTGGTCGCCGGCATGGTTGACGGCACGTACCTGCGGGCTCTGGTGGCCGCTGTGCAAGCGATGAAGCGCACGAAACAGAAAACGCAACTGGAGGCGATTGACACCGTATCGACGGAATTCTACGCCGCCGTGTGCCGCGGCGTGGTGACGGCCGAAATTGCGTTGGCCGAGGGGCTGCCCGCCGACGAAGCGAAGGCCCGCGTCCACGAGCGCAACCGCCGGGCGACGTTTGCCCGCAGCGCAAAATCCGCGCTCGTCGCGTGGGTTCGTGAGGGCGGCGATATCCGCAAATTGGATTTGGAAACGGTGACGAAAACCGAATTGCAGAAACAGGTAAAAACGGCCCGGGTCGACCGCGGCGAGTCCGTCACGCAGCGCATTGAACGCCTGCAGGCGCAGCTACTCGCCGCGATGGCCCGTGAACCGCCTGAGACGGCCCGTGAACGGATTGAGACTGTCATTGCGGCCCTACAGGACGCCCTTGAGGAATTGCCCGTAGCGCCGCCCGCACGGCCGCCAACGGTTTACACACGGATCGCATGGCCGCGGGTTCAGGCCCCGAAGCTGTAAAATTTGGAGTAAATTATGCCGTGCCGGCGCAGGTTCATCATCCCCCGTAGTCGTCGGCACAACTAGCCCCGGATCACTCCGGGGCGTTTTTTGAAATTGAAATAAGGCAGGCAGCGTTTGCCGCTTACGGCACGCGGTTTTTAGGTTCCTGGCCCAGGGGGAATTTGCCGAATAACCTGGGTATTCTACGTCTGCAGCGCCGTCGGCACCGAACACGCCCAACGTCTGACCAGCACGCCGCCCGTGCGTACTGACCGGGGCGCGTAGCCGAGCTTGCGCAGCACGCTTTGAGCGCGTTTCTCGGATGCCTTATTCATCGCGTCGGGGCGCATCCGTAACGCGCCCTCGAGCACTTCCGATACGGCTATATCGCGCGTGCACGGCATATTCGGCCCCGTCACCAGCCATTCGCTGATACGCGCCTCCCACACGTCCGACTGCTCGTAATTCCTGTGCTTTGTGGCCGCCAACGCTTCGGCCTGCGCGTACTGAATCCCGGCCGCGCGGTAAATCATCGCCCCTTCCGCCCATAGCTGATCGCGGTCAGCCTTAATCAAATCGCGGTTGAGCTCCACGATATCGACGGGCAACCAGCGTCGGTGCCCCGTTTCATCGGGCGGCAAAAATTCCTGTTCGTTCGTGGAGGCGAACATCATGCAACGCCGATCGTACCGCGTGGGCAACGTTTGCCATTTTTCAACCCATTCTTCCGTCGTCCGTGTGATGACCCGCTTTACGTAGGTAATGTCCGCTTTGCTCAAACCGGCGAGCTCGGCGATTTCAACCACGGCCTTACCCTTGATGAGCCGCTTGAAATTATCATCATCGTCCTGCAGGCTCACCGCGTCGTTGAACGCATCGGGCCACGGGGCGAGCAGCTTAAGGCCGGTCGATTTTTTCGTGCCTTGTTTCGATTTAAGCGCTATCACCATATCCAGCTGGCACCCGGGCGAGAGAATTCGCCCCGCGAGGCCCGACCACATGTACCGCCCCACGGCCTGCGTGTATTCATCGTCCGCGGCGCCAAAGTGTGACGCCATGAAGCGATCCACGCGACAAACCCCGTCCCAGCGCAGCGAATTCAGCCACACTTGCCCGCTGTCGAAATGGTTGAAATCCGCCACGAGGTCGACCGCGTCGCGCATCAAATCCTTCCCGATCGCGGCGAAATTGTGCTGCCGCTCGAGCAGTTCCCGCAAACGGATAAGGTCCGTATCCGTAACGGGCTTCCAATCCACGCCGCGCTTGAGCATGACGCGCCCGCGAAATTCGTCATAAGCGAAACACGCCGCATCGGTTGACGTGAGAATCGTTTTCAAGTTCGGCAGCGTCGCGTCATATTTACCCTTCGCGTTAATCAGTAACGGCACGTCAGCGATCGCAGGAACGGCCGGCGGCGGCGGCGGCGGCACGCCCGGCAGGTCCACGGTAATTACCCCGCTGTCGGCCTCGTGCGTCAGGGCGGCCACGGTCGACGCGGTAACCGCAGGCGGACGACCGACGACCGCACGAGAACGTTTCCATTCCTTCGGCAGCGCGCAAGCTTTCAAAATCGTCTTGCGCAAATAATCCTCGCGGTCCCATTTCGGGCGACGCAGCGCGCAATCCTCCCGCTGCGCGATCCGTAGCATGGCCTCGCAATTGTTGCCGAACCCGAACGCCAGCCGGTTGAAAAACGATTGATCGGCGCTCGAGGCGTCGTAAGGTTTGCCGTCGGACGCGCTCGGCCATTTCGTGGCCAGCTTGTCCGCGTTGGCCGTCCATAAATCGTCAAACGTAATGGCCGATCCGCCGAACTTCGCGGCCCATGATTTTGATCGCCGCAGCGCCGCCAGCCGGTCATCATCGCTACCCGTGAACGTGCATGCCGGGTTGTCGCTATCGGTCCATTCCGTCGGCGTGGCGTTTGACGACGCCGGCCGAAAATATTTGTAGGCCGTTGCGTACAGAAAATCGGTCAAATCGCCCACGCGCGGCCCGCGTTCAACGAGTAAATTACCCGTAAGCGCGATGTAGCGCCGCGAGGTATAGAGCTCTATGTGCTGCTCGGTGTTTTTCGTCGCATGAACCGGCGCAGCGCCTTCGTACGGGCCGATAATGTGCACCCCGCGGCCGGACATGCTGACTTCGACGTAAACGTCTTGGCAAGCTTGGCGCGCGGCGTCGATGAGCTCTTGAGCGATGCCCGACAGCTGGCCGCCGAGCAAGCAGCCGTCCAAATCCACGCACAAGAGGCCGCAGCCCTCGTGAAGCACGACGCCGACGCCGTAGCCCTCGCCCAACATGACGGACAGCGCATACGCGCGCTCGTACCGCAGCCACGTGGCCGGGTTTTGAGCATCCGAGCGCGCATAGTCCGATGCGGGTTCGGCATGAAGCGGGTCAATCGGACTTTTGTCCGATGCGCGCCATACGATGAAATTTTGTGCGTCGCGGCCCCAACGCGCAAAAGGGTTCACGTGCGCAGTAGACGGCCTGCGGTCACGCGGGACAATTCGGCATCGCCGGCGGTTTTCGCGCGCTTGATAACGGCGTTACGCAGCGCGGCCATGGTGCCCCAGTGGTGATTGATCGAGCCCATGGCGCATTTTAAATGAGCGGCAATGTGCCGTTTGAACACGCGGTCAATGCCGTGCGTGTAGGCAAGCGTTGTCGCCGCGTCTAATATTTGTGTCTTGTCCAACGGTTTCTACTCCTATAAATCTTCCGGGCGCGCGATAAATACCGCGTAGCCCCCTTCCCGGTTCACTAAATCTGCCCATGCTCGCTGTGCAATGACATGTTTGTCAATGGTGCCCGGCGGCGGTTCGCGCCAGTTTTCCGGTTTGCACTCCACGGAAACGAATTGCGCAATGCAACGCCCGACCATGTCCGGCGTAATCAGCACCGTGCGCCAGCCGATCAAATCGCCCGATTTCAGCCGATCGCCCAACACCTTGGAATCGTTCGCCAATCCGCACCGCACCGGCTGCCCGGCCGGATTCGTGAAAACCCCGCGATTGTTCCGCCACAGTCGCCAGGGCCACGGGCGTTTCGCTTGCGCGGCAAGCCGCGTGCGACTCTGTACGTTTGATTCAGAAGCGCCCGACATCTAACCCTCCGCGCTTGGCCGATTTGTTCGGCCCTGAACACCCGTACGTGCGATCCGCGCTGATGCTGCCTTGACGGTGCGGAAACCACCAGCCGGCACACCGGCACATGCGCCGCCGGTTGATAATTTTGCGCGGCACTCGTTTCACGAACGCCCCTGATAATCGCCGTACTCGCGATAGTGGTTCTTCAAAACAGGTTTAAGCGGCCGATCGCATTTTGCGATACGCCACGGGGCGCCCGCCGCGCACGCCCTCGCAACCTCAGAATTTAACGGCAAATTGAGCACGTTCATCGGGTTGAAAATCTCATAGCTTTTTTTTGTGGTTCCAAATTTGCAACTGCAACTTGCCCACGTACTTCACGCCGCGCCCTCCACACGATTCGCCGACAGTTCCGCGTCAATCCGCGCGCGCAGTTCCGCCGCGTCCGACGCGCCCAAAATTTGGGCCGACATGACATCTATGCCGAATTTGAAATAGAACGTTCGCTGCACTTCGGCCGCCGTTTCTTTGCCTTGATGTTTTTGCCAGCCGGCCCACGTGGCCATAGTGGCCCGTAAATCTGCTTGCGCATCTTGCCTCAAACGATGTTGTTTTTGTATCGAGCGGCCGACTATGTCGTTACCGGCCAGCGGCGCCGGGCCGTCAATGCGGGCCTGTTCGGCACGCATGCGCTCAAGCACGGCCGGGTCTAATTCCTCGCAATTGCCGTCGACTTCGGCTGGCGTGCCTCGAGCCGCGGGCGCAGGTTTGGGCAACCCACATTCGGGGCACGCGTTCATGGCCGCCGGGTATGCCGCGTAGCATTCGGTATTTAGGCACTGGCGCAGCGGGATATCGTCCTTCCGGGCGCGCTTGCGCGGGCCGCGCCGATCAAGCGAGTAAGTGCGATCCACGTCGGGCAGCCCGTGGTGCGCGTAGTTTTCCACGTGGTCGATAATCAAGGCCTTCGGTTTGACGCTCGCAGCAATCTCTGCGAGCCGCTGCGCGTCGGTGCGATCGTTCCACGTGCGGTTTTGTTCATCGGTCAACATGAGCCGCAGTGCACGGCCGAACTGTTGTGCAAATAGCTGAAACGAGGCCGTGGGCCGCGCCATGCTGACGACTTCCACGGCCGGCACGTCGACGCCCTCGCCCAGCACGTCAACAGACACCAGCTGTAACAGGCGACGGCTGCGAAAAAATCGCATCAGCTGGCCGCGCTCGTGAAGCGGCGTTTTCGCCGTGATGATTTCCGCCGGCACGCCCGCACTGCGGTATTTCGCGGCAATTTCCGTTGCGCTCTGAATATCCACGGCAAACGTGATGCCGAGTTTTCCGGCAGCGAATTTTAAGTAATGCTTGACCACGTCGCCCACGATCGTTTTAGAACGGTGCACGGCCTCGCGCGCTCGGTCCTGTTTGTAGTCGCCCGTGGCGGCGCTGATATCGTCGTCCGTCAGATGCACGTCCGAGGGCGGTACGATCAAGCGGTAATCACACAAAAACCCGCGATCAATAAGGTTCCGTCCCGACGGCCCCACGACGAGTGCATCAACGATACCGTCCGCGTGGCGCCCTAGGCCCTTGCCGTCGGCGCGATGCGCATGCGCCGTTACGAGCAAACCGCGTGCGCCGGGAAACATCGCTTGTGCTTGGCCCCATTTATTATCGGCGAGAACGTGGTGGCCTTCGTCCTGTACCACGAGGCCCACGCGTTTAAGCCATGGGTCGCTGTTCGGGTCAAGTCTGATAAGCGTGTCAACGCCGGCCACGCGAACGTCAGCGCGAGGGCTGTAAAACGATCGTCCGAATAATTCTTGCTCCAGCGTGACGATTTGCCGCTGAATCGCTGCGGGCGCAATAATTCCGTGCGGCACGCCTTCGCGGTTGAGCGATAGCGCGGCCTGCGCCACGAGCTCTTGACGGTGCGAGATGAGCACGCACGGCGTTGTTTCCTCGGCGACGATATTGCAAAACGTAACAGTCTTGCCGCCGCCCGTCGCCGTGACCATCATCACGTTTTTCGCGCCTTGCGTCCACGCCGCACGCACGGCGCGTTTGAGTTCAATTTGAAAATCTCTAAGCTGGCTTGACATCGGTGTCAGATAGTACCTACACTTCCGCCCACCACGCAACCGGGAGTAGACATGCAGATAATGATTGACTCAAGCGTCGATTCGCTAGACGAATTTTTAGCCGCGCGTTCCGCGCTGGATTCGTTGATTGTCGCTTGGAAAAAATCCGAGGGCGTGACGCCCGCTGAGGATGTAGCTGGCCCGTCGACGCCCCCCGCTGCAGACGACGACCCGGAGGTAGAATTCGACGCTACGGGCAACGTGCAAGTTACGTCACCGTTTGGCGCCTCGCCGCCCCCGCCGCCCGTCGTTCACGCGTCGCCCTCGGACGTTGCGCCGCCCCCGCCGCCGACAACGGCCGCCCCACTGCTCACGCACGACTCGCGCGGCATACCGTGGGACGGTCGCGTGCACGCAAGCAACCGCGCAACGAAAATCGACGGTTCATGGAAGTCACGCCGCGGCGTCGACCCGGCGCTACTTGCGCAAATCGAGGCCGGGAGTGTTCCCGGGAACACACCCCCTCCGCCCATGGTGAACGTTGCAGGCGTGCCCACGCCGCTTAACGAAGTAGGCGCGGCCGTGGAGGCATTGAAGGCCCCGCCGCCCCCGCCGCCGGTCGACGTTGTCCCGCCGCCCGCTACGGTGCCTGCCGGTGAGCCGGTCACGTTCAAGGGCGTCATGCAGAAAATCATGAAAAACCCTTCCGTGTTCACGGATACACGGTTGAACGAAGTGCTTGAGCCGTTCGGGTTGTCGGCAACCGAGCTCGTGAAGCTGATTGGCAACCCGATACTCCCGTCCGTTAACGCGGCGATTGACGCATGCTTGACGTGAGCGAGCACGCGCGACACGCGCCGTCATCGCTGTATTTGACGGTTGCGTGCCCTGGCTGGAAACGGCAAGCCAGTCTGATGCCTCCGGAGCCCGAAACGGAGGAACAGCGCGAGGGGGACGCGGCGCACTGGGTCGCGGCCACGGCTGCGTTGCGCGAGTCGCCGCCCGTGGCCAGCGCTAAGGCCCCGAACGGCGAGGAAATTACGGACGAAATGATTGAGGGCGCGGCGCTTTGGGTTGAAGCGTTAGAGGGCTACCCGGTTCGTGTCGAAACACGTGTGCAAATTCCGTCGGTTCACCCGACTGACTGCTGGGGCACCCCCGACGCCCGTCAATGGAACGCCGAGCGTCGCAGGTTGCGGCTGGCTGATTACAAATTCGGTCATGGATTCGTGGACGAGTTTGAAAACTGGCAATTGCTTAGCTACGCGGTCGGCACGTTGGACGAGCTATTTCCGGGTACGTGGATGAGGGAACTGCTGACAATCGAAATGACCGTGGTTCAGCCACGTTTCTACCAGGCCGCGCCGATTCGCACATGGGCGATTCAAACGCAGGGCCTGCTGCACTACGCGGCGCGCATGCGCCACGCGGTCAACGAAGCGGATAGCGAAAACCCGCGCATCATGGCCGGCCCGCATTGCTTGTACTGCCCCGCGCGTGCGTCGTGCCAAGTCTTGGCCAGAACCACGGCGGCCATTATCGAGTTTACGGCCCGGGCCGCGCCGATGTTGAACGAGCCGGATCAAGTAGGGCGCGAGCTCGCATTGATTCAGGACATGAAACAGCGGCTAAAAGCGCGCGAGACGGGTTTGGAGGCCGTCGCCGAGGCCATGTTACGCAGCGGCAAACAGGTACCGAATTTCGGGCTGGAGCGCTCATACGGTCGCCTTGAATGGGTCGTCGATATGGACACCGTGGAAGGCACGGCGCGCTGCGCTGGCAAATCGCTGCTAAAGCCTCCCGCCCTTATCACGCCGACGCAGGCGAAACAGCGCAAATTGCTTGATCCCGCGGTAATCGCGGAATACTCTGACCGACCCGCGGGAGCGATGAAACTTACGCGCATTGACACCACGAAACTAGCGAGGAAATTTCAACAATGACCACTGATTCCATGGAACAACGGCAGGCTGAGGCGCAACGCGTCGCCGCCGCGTTCAACGCATTTCACGCGTATCTCGGCAGGCTGGCACCGGCCGACGCGGATCACAGTACGCAGTTGGAACAGGCGCATATCCGTTTGGACGAATCGGCCATGTGGGCCATCAAGTCCGTGCTCGCCTATGGCACGAAGCCCGCGGCAGGCCCCGAGGGCGGCGGGGAGCCGACCGCGGAACCGCCCGCCGCGCCGATCGTCGGCAACGACGCGAACGGTTCGCCGACCACCGAAGTATTTTAGGAGTAGATCACTTGAGCAAGACATTTAACGAATTCGACCCGCCACTGTTGGGCCTGATGGTCTGGGGCTCGTTGTACGAGCCGCGCACGAAAGATTTTGACGGCAACCCGATCGTGGACAAGGACGGCAAACCCTCGCAGCGTTTTGAGTTCGGGTTGGCCATACCGAAAACGCAAGGCCATTTTTCGCAAGAGCCAGGCTGGGGTGAGTTGATATGGGCCACGGGGCACGCGGCATTCCCTGGCGGCGCACAGTCGCCCGCGATGGCCGATGATTTTTCGTGGAAGATTTTGGACGGCGACAGCACGAAAATTTCCATGAAGTCCAAGAGCAAAACCCGGCCGTGCGATCGCGAAGGCTACAAGGGCAACTGGGTTTTGACGTTTTCGAGCGTTTACGCGCCGCAAATTTTGGACGCGCGCGACTTGAACAAAATCGTGCCGCTGACGACGCCCGATGCGATCGTGCCCGGGTATTTCATTCTCGTGGGCGGCAACGTCGCGGGCAACACCGGCAAAAGCCCGGGCGTGTACCTGAATCACGCGGCCGTGGCGCTGCGGGCGTACGGCAAAATCATCGAGTCTCGAGGCGCGTACGACGTGGGCAAATTCGGCAAGGTCACGGCCGCACTGCCACCCGGCGCAAGCTTGGCCCCGGTGGGCGTCCCCGTCGCATTGCCAGCCGCGCAGCCGAGCGCTGCGGTTGCTCCCGCGCCCGCCGCCCCGCCGCCGGTCCGCGTGACGCCTGCGCCGGGCCTAGTGGCCGTTACGCCTGCCGCGGCCCCGCCGCCCCCGCCAACGGCTGCAGCGCCGCCCCCGTCGACGAACACCATACACGCCGTTCCCATGCACAAGGGTTTTACCGTGGCGTCATATTTGGCAAACGGTTGGACCATGGACCAGCTGCGGGCGGACGGGTTTAGCGGCTGACTGATCGAACGGCGCACGCACGAATGCTGCGCGGGGCACCCGTGCTATGGAGCGCGGGCGCCTTTTTGTACCGAGGACTGCATACCGTTTTGAGAGGATTTACATGACAATTATCCATCGGTTTACCGGGGCAACATTGTTTGAGGACGCGAGCGCAACCATGCGCGAGACGGTGATCGCAGCCGTTAAGGCGCGCGGGCCGCATTCGACGCTGTTTCGCAGTTGTTCGCGAAATTGACGCTTGCAAAATTGCAGGCGTCGCGCGCGAATAAAGCGGCCCGGCAAGAAAAAGCGTTGAAACGGCAGGGCAGCTATTGGCGCTCGCAAACTAACGGCGAGCGAGAGTGCAAACGGCGGCGCCAGCAAATAGCGTACGATGCCGGGCTGGCTGACCGTCGGGCGATACCGCGGTAGTGGTCGGTCGCCCACGCTCGAACGTGTGTCGCAAGGGCAGCAAAACGGGCCGTTACTGTGTCGCGTGCCGCCGGGCGAGTTCAACGAAATACGAGCGCAGGAAATGCTCCCGACGCTTGACCTAGAAACGTTTTCCGAAGCCGGTTTCGCGTGGGTACCGCCGCGGCCGCCGCCGCCCACGTACAAAGCGCATTTGCGCCCTGCGCCGTGCGAGCTCGGTCAATGGGCCTCGCTGCCCGGGTTCGATAAAAACAAGCGCGGGCTTCCGGCCGTTGGCGTGCACGCGTACGTTGAGCACCCGACATTCAAGATTTTGCTGCTGGCGTACGATTTGACTCCGCAGTACGGCGGCGCAACCGAGATTCAATGGGAATACGGCGAACCGTTGACCGCGCTTACCGCGCTATTCGACCACGTGCGCCGAGGGCGTTTGATCGAATCGCACAATGCGGAGTTTGAGCGCACGTGCTGGAACAAATGGGCCGTGCCCGCGCTTGGCTGGCCCGCGCTGTCAATCGTTCAACAGCGCTGTAGCGCCGTAAAGGCTCGAGCGGCCGGATACCCGGGCGCGCTTGACCCGCTGACGCAGGTACTTGATACCCGTGTGAAGAAAGACCCGGACGGCGCGCGGCTCATGAAACTGTTTTCTATCCCGCGCCAGCCGACGAAAAAAGATCGGCGCACCGTCACACAGCCGCACGAAGCACCGGACGAATGGGCCAAGTACAAACTGTACAACCGCATTGATATTCGATCCGAGGCGGAAGCTTCTAGCCGCGTGCCGGATTTGCCGCCCGACGAGCATCGGCTATGGTTTTTAGATCAAGAGATTAACGACCGAGGCATGGCCGTCGATTTGCCCGGGATTGACAATTGCCTGGCGATCGTGGAGCAGGCCTACGACCGCTTCGGCGCCGAATTCCGCGAACTGACGGGCGGCATTGAGCCTACGGAACTGGCGCAGCTGCAAGCGTGGCTTGACGAGCGCGGCGTCTACATGCCGAACATGCAGGCCGAAACGATCGACGACACGGTAGAGCGTTTGCCCGACGGCCCCGCGCGCCGCGCGCTGCAAATCCGGCAAATTTTGGGCAGCGCCAGCGTGAAAAAACTGTATGCCCTCAAAGCGCAGGTTTGCCGCGACGGCCGCGTGCGGGGCATGTATCAAATGCACTCCACGCACCACGGCAGGACCGGCGGATACGGGCCGCAGCCGGCGAACCTCTATAAGGGCGCCTGGCATGAGCCGGCGGAAATTGACGCAGCCTTGCGCGTCATAGCGTCGCGATCGTTGGCGGCCGTCGAAGCGGCGTACCCTGATATCAGCCCGCTTGAGGTCGTGAACAATTGCCTTCGTTCGTTGTTCATTGCCGGCCCCGGCATGAAACTGGTGAGCTCGGACTATTCCGCGATTGAGGACGTGGTACTGGCCGCGCTGGCCGGCGAAGAATGGGTATTGGAGGTTCACCGAACCCACGGGATGATTTACGAGGCGCAGATATCGAAAATGACCGGCGTGTCGCTGGAGGAATTCATTCGGCACAAGCGCGAAACGGGCAAGCATCATCCGCTGCGCCAACAGGGCAAGCTGGCAAAGCTGTCCGGCGGGTATGCCTCGTGGGTTGAAGGCTGGAAAAAATTTGGTGCGGACAAATACTACAAAAGCGACGATGAGATTAAGCAGGCCATTTTGTCGTTTCGCCGCAGCGTGCCTAACATCGTGGAATTCTGGGGCGGCCAGACACGCAACAAATTTGACCGCGCGCCGGACGGCGGTTACGCGCCGTGCCGCGCCGAGCTCTACGGCCTTGAGGGCGCCGCGATTGCGGCCACGCAAAACCCCGGCACGCGGTACGACGTGGGCATCGTTTCGCTGTACGTGGAAAATGACACGCTCTTTATGCGGCTGCCCAGTGGTCGGTTGATCCGCTACCACAAGCCCCGCCTAACGCGCGCAACGCGCCCCTACGCCGAGGAGTGGGACTTAGCGCTGTCCTATGAGGGCTGGAACACGAACACGGCCAAGGGGCCGCCAGCGTGGATACGCATGGACTTATACGGCGGGGTTTTGACCCAAAACGCGACGGGCGGCACCGCTCGAGACATCATGCAGCACGGCATGCTGAACGTGACGGCCGACGGTTACCCGGTCGTCATGCAGACATACGACGAAGCGGTGAGCGAGGTTCCGCTTGATTACGGCGACGTGGCGGAATTTGAGGCCGGGTTAAACGATCTGCCCGACTACGCCCGCTCTTGGCCGGTGAAAGCCAAGGGCGGTTGGCAAGGCCCCCGATACGGAAAATGGGATTAGTCGTCGCGCCCCGGCAGTTTGTTGCAATGCGCGCCGCGGTTCGCAATCAATACGAGGCCGATCACACAGACATAAGCTAAAAGTAAAATCATGATGCGATCTCCTACGGGCGGGTAGGATGATTCTCACGCCGAACCGTGACGCACGTCAAGGAACTTGTGAGAACGGCAGTGCAGCAAGATAATCGTCCGGCGACGCGAAATTAGCCGCTGCGGGCGTTGTGTGCCCCTCGTCCCATGCGCGCTGACCGAACAAGTGAACGGCCTCGTAAAACGCGTCAGCGTCGCCCACCGTGCCCCCTTCGGCGATCATCGCTTGACGCAAGAATTCGTCCGCACGCGCCTTGTCGTGGCCGACGCTGTAGAGCCAATCATGAATGACAGCGGGCTTGCGGCTCTTGCCGTTAGGGTCAAACGCGGGCAGGTTGCGCAGCGCTCGAGGGATTGAAGCGAGGTCCGTAATAAACCCGGGCGGCACGTGGATAAGCCCGAAATCGTCGTCTTGCCAGATGAGCGGCGCGCGCACAATCCAAAAATCATCCCGCCCCTCGTACGCTTCGATAATCAACGGCGTAGCAAACATCACTCGCCTGCGTGATCTGCGTCCCACGCGCCGGGCGCATTCAACGGGTGTGAATCGGGCAGCACGACGGCCGCAATTTGCTGGTGCACGGCCGGCGTTGTGTCCTGCCCGGGGTTTTTGGCCTCGAAGTCTTTCAAGATTGCCGCCACTGCGTTCAGTATGGCGGGCGATGCGCTAATCAGAGCCACGAGTACGCTGACGGGCATGGCTCAATTCGCCGCAGCCACGCACGCGGTAAACACGCCCGCAGCGGTCGCTTGAACGGTTGCCACGGTTTTATTGCCGGCCAGCTTCGCGTTGATGGCTGAATTTAGCGCGACTTCGACAATGGAAATTGCCGCTTTGTCCGCCGCGTTCAACGACGACAGCGTTTTATTCATTTCGGTAGTCAGGTCCGCAAGCGTGACCGCGGTTCCGGCATCGGCGGCAAGCGCGTTTGCGCAGATGGTTTTGATTTCCGCGGCCGGTACGCCTTGGCCTTCGGCGACTTCGACCGCGACCGGGATGCCGTCCGCAATGACAGCCTGACCCGTCGGCGAGGATATGAACGCGGAAATTTGCGCGCATCCTGAAAACATGAACGCGAGGGCAAACAGCGGCAAGACTTTGGCGACGGTCGACACGGTAACTTTGACCGGGGCCACGTCGTGGATAAACGTCACGAGCGCGCCGCACAGCACGATGAACGCTACGGCGAATTTTCCGTATTCGGGGCCAAGCACTGCGTACACGGTGTCATGGTTGAGCGCCGCTATCCACGCGAGCACGGCCGTAACGTAAGCGACGATATGAGGAAGGGTCAATTTCATGAGGCGTACTCCTATCGTGACGGGATGTTAATTTTACATAATTTCAGGACAGAATCATAGCGGCTTCGCCCTCGCGCCGCGTGATGAGGCCGCCCAAACGGACACCGCCCGCAAATTCCCAGTCAAGCAAATGCGCTTTGACGCCGGCCCAGTCGCCCGCAGCTACGCATTTGCGCACCGTCGAATGTTCGTAATTGCCGGAACCCTCGTTATAGACGAAATCCGTGAGGGCGTCTTGGGCGCCAGGCGGCCAGTTGATGTTCGGTGAGAGCGCGAGCAGCTGGGACCGGGCTTCGTTGAGTTTCGCTATCAAGGCCTCGTCGCATTGGGCTTGTGTCCAAATGAGCCCCGCTATTACGTTCGGCCCCGTGGTGCCGTAACCAATTGTCCATACTTTCCCTGCCGCGTCCCAATACGCCGCAAACGTGCCGTTGCTCAAATCGTGCTCGCACCCTTCGCGCGCCATGACGAAATCGACGAGCGTCATTTGTGAAAAAAATCCACGATCTGGTGCACGCCTTCGACGACAGCCGCCGCCGCGCTGCCGAGCACTACGAGGGTTTTCCACGAGCCTTTCGTGCGTTCCATGTAGCCCAAAATCGTTTTGATATCGTTGCTCATTTCGTTCACACGCGTAGCGATCGCGTTGATTTGTTCCGCGTGCGTCGCGCGTTGCTCGCGTAGCAAACTGATCTGCTCCCGCAACGTTTCGATGGTGTCGGCCATGACTTAGCTTCCTATCGCGACATAGTTAAAGCTTGTCGCAGCGTTGCTGTACTGTTGAAATCCCGTTGCAGTGAGCGACCCGGCGATGGTCGTGAAAAATTCGACGCTAAACGAGCTCGCAACGGATGCCACAACGACATACGCCGCGGTCGGGAACGGTGTAGCAAAATTGAACGACTGCGTGCCAGCCCCCGACATCACGCCCGTGCCCCACCGCAGGCTCAAGCCAAACCCGAAATCAACGCCGCCCGGGTCCGCTTTGGTAATGCCGGTGATACCCGCCACCGCTTTGACGAACGCAGTCGTTGCAATTTTGGTTGAGCTATCCGTGCTTGCTTGGGTCGGCGCGGTTGGCACACCGGAAAACGTCGGCGACGCGAGCGGCGCATAGCCCGCAAGGTCCGCAGCAATCAACGCCTGCACGAACGCCGTTGTTGCCAATTGCGTCGTGTTGGACGTGATCGGCGGCGTCGGTGCTGTTGGCACGCCGGTAAACATGGGCGAGTTGAGCGGCGCAAGCCCCGTGGTCGATACCACGATGTACTGCAAATTCGTGCCGTCGCAGTAAATGACCGTGGGGTACGCCGTGCCGCCGCCGGTCTGCGGTATTGCAAGCGGCGTTCCGCCCGCAACGGTCGCCACGCTGATCGAGCCGCTACCGCTCGCCTCGTTGATGATGAGCCATTCTTGGCCCGCGTTCGTCGTCGGAAAACTGATGGTGATGTTGCCCGACACGGTGCCGGTGAGCAAAATCATCGGCTGAGAGATTTGTTCAGCGGTCAGCGTTACGTTCGCGTTCGCAAGCGTAAGCGTCAAATTGCCGTAGCCGAGCACCGGAACCCATCCGGCGCCCCCCGTGTCGGGATTCGTCGTATTGGCCGTGGTCGTCGACAGCCAATAGTGTTTTCCAGATGCCGCTTGCATCAGCGAGCCGAGCGGATAGCCGCCGATCGCCGTTGACTGCGCGCTCGAGTATTGCGAAAAATTGCCCGCGGCAAAATTCGCAATGTACGCCGTAATCATCCACAAGATGCCGTTCAAATCCTGGCCGAAAAACGGCAGGCCGCCGGACGCTTCCGGCGTGAATGTCGCTGGCGGGAACCCGTCGTCAAACGACGCTTTGTTGATCGTGCTGGCCGTCTGGGACGGGACCGGAATCGGGACAGTGATGTACTCCGGATTCTCGGCCGTCACACCGAAAGGCGTGTAAATCAGAAGCGGAGTCGGGAGTACAGTTGCCATAATATGGGGCCTATCTTACGGGTGAACGACGGTCGCCACAACGCCGGGCGGCGTCGGCACAACGCCCGATTGAGTCAAAATCGCCAACTGGACCGGCGTAGGCGTGAAATTGAAGTTATAAGCGATCGCCATGAGCCCGGTCACGGATACCCACGCGGCCCCGGCGCCGTACAAATTCTGCAAAATTTGATTGATCGCAGGCGCGGTTGTCGTGCAAATGTTGGCAAACGCTTTCGCCAGTATCAGCTGTCTGTACGCCCCGTCCGACAACAGATAAGCCTGCGTGGCGTTGTACCCCGAATAGAACGCGCCACCCACAGGCGGGTTTTGCCGGTTGTCGCCCGCCGGCGTCCAATCCTGCGAAGGCTGCGACTCGCCCGCAATGTAGAAACCGACAAATTTTGTCGTGTTCGGTATGCGGACCAGCCGGCCTACGTTGACGATCTTGCCCCAGATATCAAGGCCAAATCCTACGGCCGTGTCGACGTTCCAAACGTACTCTAGAAAGTTCGCGAAATTCTGCGACTGGTCAAGGTATTGATTCATGTTCGCGAGCCACTGCAACAGCGTCGGCGAATTGGCGTACTGCGAAATGACCGTAGGTTCAATGTTGAACAACGTCGTCGACGGCAGCGCGCCGAGCGACACGACAAACCCGACAAGCGTGCCGCTGGCGACAGTCGTTCCGGCCGCAACGTCCTGAGAGATTACGACGCCCGCCGGTACCGTCGCGGAATACGCATCGCCCACGGCCCCGATGCCGAGGCCTACAGACTCGAGCGCCGTGTACGCAACGGGGCTAGCGAGGCCCACGAGCTCAGGCACAACCACGGAACCGCGCCCCGTGCTCACCGTGATATTGACGTTTGTCCCGGCAAGCGCGGTCGTGCCGCCGGCGGGTGATTGCGCGTCGACGTTGCCGGCAATGATGAGCACGTCGGCGGCAAACGAGATTGTGCCGACGGTGAAGCCCGCGCCGATAATGGTCGACTCGGCGATAGCTTCCGAAAGATTGATGACGTTCGGTACTGTGAGTGTTGCCGGTACCGATCCGACGCCCGCGACCGTGTCGTGTGATTCGGTAATTGCGGCCGCGCCGGATGCGCCGCACATCACATTCGGAAACGGCCCCGAGGCCGGAGTGAAGTTCGCCGTGTAGCGGGCAACGCCCACGGTGAGACGAAACTCGTCTAAGTACCCATCAAAAACAAACCCAGTGCTTGAAGGCGCGACACCTATCAGCACTGATGAACTGGTATGCGCCGCCAGGTTTAACGTGCCCGAATAAGGAGTAGGCGAGGTATTTCCTACTCCGTTGACATACAGCGTAAAATTGCTTCCATGCCTAACCAGCGCAACGTGGTTCCACGCATTTACCGTTGCCCCCACGGACATTGTGCTGCCGCCGTAAACTGAAGCAGTTACGACCGGGCCACCCCCGACATTCAGAGAAAATCCAGCACTGACGCCGTAGATGCCGAAGCCGCCTATGTCATTGCTAGTTGTAGTGGGATAGGCCCACATTTCCCAAGTAAAATCTCCCGTGTCAATGTTGAGCTCAGGCGCTGTTGCAATAGACGGCGACTGCATGAAGGTCGCCCCGATGCCGTTGCCGCCGGTAAATGCCCCCGATCCGGTGCCCGCATAAACTGTCGTTGTCTCTACGACCGTCGCCGCGGTAGGCGACATGGTCAAATTATTTTGCGACGAATCAGGGAACGTGTTCGACCCTGCAGTGCCGTCGAAATGCAGCAACAGTTGAACGTCGTTGAAGTACGGATCGCAAAGAGTAGGCTCAATGCCAAAAAGCACCATGCTCGATAAAATGCCCGTAGGTATCGGCGATACAGTCGTGTTCCCCGACAAAATTATGCCTGGTGCTAAAGTCCCCGCGTTCGTCGTGAGAAACCGCGTATTGGACGCGGTCCCACTAATAGACGCGGTCCACCCCGTAGGCACCCCAGAGTTAGTTGCCGAATCAGCCAGCCCAAAATAAAAAAGCAGATCCGCCGCGTTTGACGTGCTGTAAGTTACTTGAGGCGGTGGCGCCGTATACGTGGAAGCGACGGCAGTGCCTGGCAATCCAGAAGCGGTATCAAAACTACCCGCGTTTTGTACGCCTAAAGCCATAAGGCCGGCTGCGTCAATGTTGGACCCGCCAGTAACAGCCAACGTGACCGTAATCGTTGCGTTGGCTATCGGGGACGACACGGGCGCGGCCCATACTTCTAAATCTAAATAATCGGAATACGCTTCGTTTAAAACGCTTGTGACTTTAGTGAATGTAAGGCCGGCGCCCATAACTGAAGCGACAGAAGGTATTTGACTGCCTGCGTTGTCTGCTGATACAACAATAAGTAACAAATTTGCCGTGACGGTAGTGACTTGAATCGTACGTACAAAAGCGCCGGCTACGGTCGTAACCGCGTTAGGCATCGCGTTGACGTTTGGCGGATTTGCTAAAATTTCAATCGTGGGCGCGGTCATATGATCGTCACGGCGACGTTACCGGCAACAATCGTCGGCTCTTGATCGATGCCCATTTGCAATGAGTTTTGCGTGGCGCCGCCGCTTGAGAACCCCAACAAAATTTCGAGGATAGAGACTTCGGGGCCTATCAGCGTGACGGGCGCGTAAAACTTTGAAGCGAGAATCGTAGACCCACTTCGAGCGCGCAGGCTGCCGTCCTCGCCCGTGAAACTGTTCACAATCGCTTGTTGAGCCAGCGGGACAATGTTCGCCGGTAGGTTCGGGTTGCTGGCGATTTGCACCGTGAAATAAACCGGCGTCGGTGCCGGGTTGATGAACGTCACTTGATATGCGGGCAACGGAACCGAATAGCCGCTGGTGTCCTGCACCGTCTCGGACACGAGTGTCGCGCCGGACGTGCCTACCTGACTGCCCGTGATTGCGCCGCTGCCCGCCGTGCCGGACGTGCTCACGTTGACCGTGCCGGTTGCGCCGTTGTACGTGCCGAGCGATGTAACCGTGGCCGTGCCGGAAAACACGGCGCCCGTAAGCTTCATCCCCGCGACAATTGATCCGGACGTGGTGGCCGTAATCGTGACCACGCCGGCCGCTTGCGAACCCGTGCCGGCGAACGTTGGCTGGTACCCCGGGCCGATGTTGGCCGCTTGCCAGATGGCAGTCGCCACGGCCAACGCGTTGCCGCCGACGACAGCCGCGTAGATTGATCGAGGCGCCACGGGGAACGCGGTCGAATTCGGGTTGCCGTTGATGGTCCCGCTGACGACCGCGTCCGTGTTGTTTTGTGTGACAAATACGTCAATCACGCCGGGCACGTCGAAGATTTTTGCGTAAATCGCCGGCAACGACCCTTGCGAATTCAGGCCCACGGATTGCTCGCGCCGGTACTCGAACGCTGCGGGCGATTCGACCGCAGAGCCGGTGACGCCGACGGCCGAATTATTCACCGTGTTCCAACCGGGTATCGCTTGATAAATGATCGTCACGGTATTCGCGGCGCACGGCGTCGGGCCTGCGATTTGAGCGGCAAACGGCAGCGTGATCGAGCCGCCTACGGGGATGGTCCCCGCCTCGGTACACAAGTAAATGTTGCCGCTCGTGTCCTGCACTTGCGCGCCCACGGGGATGATCGTCCCGAACGCGCCCACGCACTGGCAGTTGACTGTGGTCGATACGGCGGGATTGCGCGTCAGAAAATAAATGCGCGCGATCGCGTCTTGCATAAACCCCGTGGCCGTGTCCGGGTCAACTTGATTGACGAACGTGGCGAAGGTCGTATTGCCGTTCGCAATGATCGCCGTCGTGCTTGTCGCCAGCTGGCCTTGCGGCGTGTTGAGCGCAGGGTTTAGATTGCCGCCGAATGCCGCATTTTGATCCTGTTGGACGCCTGCGAGAATGGCCGATTCAGTCGGCAGCACGAGGCCCGTTGAAGTGAATTGCACGCTGGGAACGTTTGTCGTATTGGCCATGGTTCAGATGCTCACAGTATTGGTTGCGCCGCTAGAGTCCACGAACTGCACTTGCCCGGTCACACGGCGCGAGGTAGCGCTATAGGACGAAATGACGCACGTGGCCGACACAACGCCCGGCACGGTAAGCGCGGCGGCCACGAACATTTCCTGAAACACGGACACGGGCGGCGTCATGCCGAATATTTGGCCGAAAAAATCCACGCCTAGCGTGGTGTCGTAATAGACCTCGCCGAGCACGGTACGGCAGGCGCTCGCCACGTCTTGCGCCAATGCGTACGGCGGCGAGGCCAGCGCCATGTTGCCATTGCTGTCGAGCGTCAAATCCCACAACGACACGTCAAGCAGTAACGTTTGATAGCTCATGGTACCGGCGCCCCCGTGCTGCCGCTGCCCGTGGTGACGCCAGGATGCACGTGTGTCGATACCGGCGTCCCGTTAAATATGCCCTCGCCCGTGCCCATGGTTGTGCCCGTCACGACCAGATTACCGTTCACTGTTACCGTGGGCGCCGTGATCGACAGCGCCGTCGGCGACACGATTTCAATTCCCGACATGTTGAACATGATGTATTGCGTAGGTGCGCCGTTCAGCATGCCCGACACGTAAATAGCGTCCGCCCAGTCGAACTGTCGCGCGCTCGCCGGGTTGGCTTGGGCTCGTGCCGTTTTCACGCTGGAAATATCTCGAGACGCAAACGCAACAAGCCCCGTATCGCCTATGGCAGGGTCGCAGATAACGGCATTTGTTCCGCCCTGCGCTCGAGCAAACGGCACGCCGTAAATGACGCCATGCGGTACGGAAGTCCCATTGCCCGTAATCAGGTTTACAAGGATTTGCACGTCCACGGTGCCCGTAGGCGCGACGCCGCCTCCGTGAACCGCGATCACGCTTGCAATGCTGATCGTCTGCATTTTCGACAACGCGGCCGATATCAAAAACTGCATCACGTTGAACGCGCTGGCGTCCGTCGACCCGTTTGCCTGACCGTATGCGGGGCCGGTCATGTTGGCGTCGCCACGGCAAACGGCGGATAGAGCACTAAATCAGAAAACCATGCGCCGTCGGGTTTTTGCGCTTCCAAAATATTCGTGATCGCGGTCACGACCCAAGAGCCGTTCGCCAGCGAATTAAGCGTGGTCGGAAATCCCGCGCTTGAGTCAATTACGGCGTCGCTGTCGGCGATCGTGAGCGCGCTTTTCACGTGCAGCGCCGGATTGTAGAGCGAACGAACGGCAATGAACCCGTTCGCCTGCGGAACCGGGTACCCGACAAGCCCCGTCGCCGGCGTGAGCACCAGCGGCTCGGATAGGTCTGCGGAACCTTGCGGCGAAAACGTAATCGTGTGCCCGTCCGCGCTGTACACGGGGTCAATGGCGTACGCTTGGCAAATGGCGCGCAGCTGGTCGGTCAACGATTCGGGGCGATACACGGCGCCGCTTGTGACACTCGTCACGCCGTTGTTCACCGAAGCAAGATTCATTTTTGCCGTGATGGTCGACAGCACGTTGTACACGCTGACGCTTTGCGGAAAACTGGTCGGCGTGGCCGGGTTGACCGAATCGTATAGGCCCGCGCGTGACACGATTTCGAGCGGCACGTCGGGCGCCGCGCTGTAGTCCGGTGCCGCCGTGAGAATGTTTCCCGCGTACGCCGCGGTCCAACCGCCCGAACCGCTATTCGCTTCAATCAGCACCGTGTTGGGCAGAAACCCTGTTTTGCCGCGGCTCACGGTTTGCACGGCCAGAGCGTTCATGTCGGCTTGCGCCATGCCGTAGATTCGGATAGACGCTTCCGTCCACGCCGGATACCCCGCGCCTTTGATGATTGCCGACATGCGCAGACCGGACAGTTGCAGCGTGTTGCCCCGCGCTTCGCCCGACACGCCCACGAAGGACGCGTTTGATTGCGTCAGCGTGAACGTAACCCGCAATTGTTTTTGAGAGTAGATAAGCGTCATAGCGCGGCCAAGTCCGACGCTTCGAGATAGATCAACAGGAACTGCGTGCCAAGGCCTTCGTATTGCGGCGGGGCGCCCGAAAACAGCGGCGGCCCTTGGCCCGTCACGTCGATGAACATGAAATCGCCGATGACGCCGAGATACGTCCGATCGAGCAGCAACCGCGTGCGGTCCAAACAGCGCACCGTGTTTAGGATCGGGGCGTTGTTCACAATCAGGTCAAAAAACAAACCGGCCGCCACGCCGTATTCGTCGACAATTGGCTGTTTCTGATACACGGCAATCTGGCACGATTGGCCGCCTAGCGTCGTAGTCAGGGTCTGAGCGGGGACGGCGGATAGTTGAATCTGCTGCATGTGGCTAACCCGTCGGGACCGGCGGCGTGATTGCGGCCGTGACTGCGGTTTGTACGGCCGTTGTGGGCGTTTGAGGGTAGTTCACGCCCTGATTAGCGGACGGTACCGCGCTCGCAACGGAGGAATCCGCCGTCGACGGCGTGCCCGGCGTGCCCGTGGTCGTGCCGTAGTTTTGCTCGATTTCAATGATCTGAATAAAAAATAGTTCCACGTCGAAATATGCCGCGTTTGCCGCGCCGCGCCGCGAAAGCTCCGCGCGCGTCGCCGTGACGTTCATGTACGTTTTTTCGGCCGTCAGAATGTTGTACGGGTTGATCGACGACACGACCGCGTCAACCTGCGTCAGAAAATTGTTTCGATCCGTGACGCTGCCGCCCTTTGTCAGCACTACGGAACATTCAAACGGCATGGTGACTTTGTTGTAACTGGCAAACGCGCCACGCTGCACCGGATAATTTGAAACGCGGTATTCCTGCCGCTGCCCGAAATCGGCCACGCTGTCGGCGTCAATGGCGCGCGTGCCCGATTGATCGAACACGCCCCAGATTGTCGGCGCCACGGTCGCTTGATACAACGTGCCTTGCGCCGCTTCGGTCAAAAGCCCCGGCGCGAGCGACGGCGGGTAGAGCAACGATCGCGGAATCTGCGGCACGCCCGGCAAGTTCGGCACATTGGGGAACGCGGGCAGCGTGACCGTAATCGGTAGCCCTATGCCCGCGCCTTGCGTGATGAAGAGCATTTAATTTTGCCCGCTGTAGGCTTGCGCGGCCGTCAGCTTGCGCTGTATCGCGTCGGCCGTTTGATTCGCAACCGCCACGGGGTCGGACGCGTTTGAACGCACGTCGATTTTTCCGATAGTGACCGTGGTCGTGCCCCCGCCGCCGCTGCGGTCAATGATGCCGCTGACGGAGCCGCCCCCGCCCACGAGGCCGGGCGTAGCGCCTGACGGTACCTGCGCCCCTTCGTGCGTAATAATGCCCCGCACAATGTTGGCCGTGTCGGAAGGGTCTAACGAGTCGTCGGCCCGTTTGCCCGTGGCGCGCTCCAAGGCTTGAATGTAGGCCGGAATGTCGTTGTGATTACCCGGCGCATCGTGCCCCTCGTACGCGTTCACCAGCTGCGCAATGGTGCGCAGGCCTTCGTTTTCGCGCCGGGCGATCCACGCGGCAATTTCCGCTTTGCCCTCGTCCGCGTTGGCGAACACGCGGAAGCCTCGAGCGTCACGCGGCTGATTGCCCACGGCCTTGATGTTGCCCGGGTTGTTGTTTTGGTACAGCGTTTCGGGCGTGACTTGTGGCGCGCCGGAACCGGGCGTCACGGGTGAAGGCTCGGACGGCGGCGCGATCAAGTCCAAGCCTTTGCCGTACAGCTTGAACATAAAATTGAAGTATTTTCCGATAGGCGAATCCGCGATGATGTTTGACCATATGCGGATGCTGTCGCCAATCGCTTTCACAATGTTCCATACCGCGCGGAAGGTCTGCGCGATCGCATCAAGGCCGCCCGTGTCCTTGAATAACTGGAACAGATTCGACACCGTCTCGAAAACCGCTTCGACGGCTGGCGTAAGGGTTTGCAGGATCGACTGCCCGGCGCTTTCAATTTGGATACCGATGTTGCGCCAATACTCTTGCAGCGCCTGCGCCTTGGCGACACTTTCGTCCGTAACGTTGTTGTTTTTCTCAGCGAGCCGCAATTGCTCTTGCCGCAGCGATTTCGCTTGCACAAGGTAATTGATTTCGCCTTCCGTAAGGCCAACCGACGCAAACAACGCTTTCTGTTGCGCGGCGCCCATCCACGCCGTTTTGTCGGCCAGTTCCTCGAGTATGTCGCCCTGGTTGCGCAGTTTTCCGTTGGCGTTTTCAAACGCCACGCCAAACTGCTGCAGCATTTGCAGCATGGGGCCGACTTCGCCGCGCAGATCTTTGGCCGCTTTTTCTTGCGTGATTTTGTCGAAGGCCTGGAACGCATCCGATGCGTTACCCGTGACAAGCTTTACCGCATTGCCCCATTTGTTGAGCTCGTGGACGTTCATGTCCAACGTTTTAGCCGTGCGCCCTAGAGACGCTTCGCCTTCGTTCAAACCCGCAAGGAACTTGCCAAACCCTGAAACCGTTTCAAACCCAAGGAACAGCGCGGCCACGGTGCGGCCGACTTCGGCGAGAGATTTTGTGATTTGCTCGGCGGCGAGTTTGGTTTTCCGCGCCGTTTCGGCCGTGGCGGCCGTCGCTTGCTGCGTGCCCTGTTTGTACTTGGAGGCGTCTAAACCTAAAGTGACGATGAGCGAGTCAATTATCGTGGCCAACGGATTACCCTCGTAAAGCGTTAACCACGCTGCATTTGCTTCGCCCGATTATGGGCGTCTACATTGATGATTTCAATCAGGTCAAACAGGTCCGCCACGCCGTAGACGGTCTGCAATTCGTGCAACGTGGCTAGCCCGCTACTGACGGCCATCCCAATCAACGGCGGCAAATTTACGTACCCGATCAAACCGCCCGGACGCGAAGCGTACAGCGCTAGGCCGTAGTCGGGATGCTCGCGCCCACGGTAAAACCCGCGTGAAGCTTGAATAGCTCCATTTGGATTGTCGCGAAGGTTTTGATTTCCTCGATTTGGCAATTCACGCCGCGGATGATCGGCTGCGCGATTGGCGGTCGTTTGCCGTCGCCCGGGTGCTCGTATTGGGCTTGCCCCAGCATCTCGTCAAGCAATGGCTCAATTTCCGCTGTGGAGGCCTTGGCGATGGCGTGGAATGCGAACGAGCCCAGCCCTGCCCACCCGCCCTCCAGGGCGCCGTCGGGCAACTGGAGGCCGCTGGAGGCCAACACTTTGAGAACGCGAAACGCCCATTTTTGGCCGGCGTAGCTGTCCATTTCGCGCAACAGGAACGTTTTGCCGTTGTCGCGCTCGCCAGGCGCTTCCGAACGGACGCCCGGAATCGTCAGTCTTTCGACTCGTCTGCCCAAGTTGTCTACTCCCTAAAAAAACCGTCAGTGCCAAGAAAGCGCGAGATGACGCCAAATCCAACCCGCCATAGCGTAAAGGCCGGCCCCCGCCAGCAACGCTAATGCAGACATCTTAAATCGTGGTGGCGACGAACGCGCCCCATTCAATCATGAACGTCTGCCCCTCAAACAGTTTCTTGGCGTCGGGCATCACGCGCGCTCGAGTCATCGTGCCGTTCGTGAAATCGTACACTTTGCCGAGCGACGGCGCGGCGATCGCGGCCGACGTGGCCGGCAGGTCGTCCTGCGCGGCAACCATGGCCGCCAGCCAACTGTCAAACAGTTGAATGGACGGGCTGTCCGCTTGAATGTGCACCAGCATTTTCGTGAGAAACGGCGTGAACCCGGACGACTTGCGGCCATCGACGCCAATTTTTGCCTCCGCGGGCACAACGTCCTCGGTCCCGAACGCGTCATCGACTTGATAGCCCTGCACGAGCACCGGGCCGAAGAACACGCTGGGGTTGATGAGAATGAATTCACTATTTGCCGAAGTGAGGGTTGACATTACAGTACGTCCACGGAGCTCATGTTAATGGTTTGCACGGAACCGCCGTCGGTGTAGAAAAAATTGATGACCGGCGAGCCGCGCTCTCCGCGGACAATCGCGCCAGGGTCCAAAATCTGCAGGTAATAGCCCGTGTTTTGAATCACGCTCACCGAATTCGTGTCATTCGTCGCGTTGATGATTTGCAGTTGCTGCGCCGGCGTGAGCGTCACGCCCGACACGGCCGCGCCGAAATTGAGCATTGCCTTGATCGTGCCGAGCAGCGCCGCGCGGATCAAACTGTACCCTCGAGTCACGTAGGGCACAGCCGGGACGGAGGCCAGCAAGTTCATTAGCGCCGACTGGAAAGCGGCGTTGAAATAAACCTGGTCGATGTAGGTATCCGCCCAGTTGAACGCCCCGGGCAATTGCCCTGGCTGATTCTGCGTGAACTGCTGCGTGGCCGTGGCGAACGACGCATAGCAGTTGTACCCGTTCGCGATGAGCGTCTGGTAAATCGTCTGATTCGTAATTTGCGGCGTGAGCCCCGCTTGGCCACGAAACGCGAACGTGGTGCGTCCGTTTTGCTGCGAAAAATTCGTGGCCGCAGCGATCGCGGTTTGCAGGGCGGCAATGACGCCGGTTCCGCTGTTGTCGTACACGGGCATGACGCCGTTATATGCCGCCGTTTTCGCGACATACCCGAAACAGGTCGTATTGTTGGCAACGATCGCGTTTACATCCGAGTCTTGGCACACGTACAGCCAGCGCTGATTCGTGGTCTGTACCCACGCGGCAAACGCTTCCTTGTTGGACAACGTTTGTTCGCTGACCGTCATAAACGTGGCCCAGTTTTGGGTCACGCCGACAACGGTATTCATGAGCGTTGCGGGTACCGCCGCGACAGCACCCGGAGAGACGGCCGCGCCAGTCGCTGCGGTCAAATTCAAACCCGTAGCAAGCGCGCTGGTCGACGCGACCGACACGGCGCTGGCCGCGCCCGTGGTGCTGGAGGTAATGACGAACGCCGCGCGGAGCGAATCGTAGGTAACGGTCGCCGTGGTCGTCGGCGTGCCCGCGTCCAAGCCGGTTTGAATCAAGGTCGCGGCGTTGGAAAAACTCGTCGCCGCCGACAGATTGATGGTCGCGGACACGTGCGATACGCCGTCGATCGTCAGCGTGAGCGTGCCGGATAACGCTTGAATTTGCGCCAAGGTGAGCGCTGCGACGGTCGCGCCGCGCAGGTACCCGGCCACGGCCGCCGTGTTGTACTGCGCGAAATACAGCACGCTCGGCAGCTGCGTACAATTCGTGAAACCGGCGAAATAGACGTTTGCGAGAACCGTTTCCGGGGCGCTGGGGCCGAACCACGCAGAGACAGCCGCAGCGCTTGCGAAGGGTTGAACGGTGCCGATAGGGATCGAAGGGTCGGAAGTGAGATATACCGCATTGAGCGCAAGGGGCGAGCCGCCGGCGGATAGAACGCCCGGAATCACGTTGACTAACTGACTGGCCGGGATAGATGCGGTCATGTTTCTGTATTCCTGCTGAAAATCGCGCCCGACCTATGGTAAACGAAGCGCCGCCCGCCGTCCATTATGTCAAATGCCCGGCGCAAACCCGCCGCCGGGCGTCACGTCTACCACGTCGACGGGGCCTAAAATCGTGGCGTAATCCTGACCCGTGCCTATGACCTGGTTGTACTGCAAATGCGCTTGGACAATCCAACGGTCCTCATACTCAAGTTCAGCATCGGTGAGCACGCCTCGTATCGGGTCGTCCGCGTAAAGCGGCTGGCAATACGGCGCCAGCGCAAGACACCCTATGTTGTCGCGGAGCAGCGTGGTCAAAATGTCGGCCCATTGGCTTGAGCGCGGCCCCCAGCAATCTATTTGCACAACGAGGTCCTGCGCTTGTTCACTCGTTACCGGCCCCAAGGCCGGCGCCGGATTGCCCGTTGGGGCGAAATAATCGACGTTCGTGCGGAGCCGTTTTTTTGACGCGTTGCCCATGACCACAAAGCCCGGCGACGGCAGCGGCATGGCGGTACGGTTCGGGTTCGCACGGAACACGAGATTGGGCGCAATGCCGAGCCACCCCACGATGGCGTTTCCGAGCACCGTGTAAATCTGGGACGGCGTAATCGCTACCGTGGCTGCGGTCATTCGGCGCTCTCCGAAATTCCCGCGCCGCCCGTCGCGACGATGCCCGACGTTTGCAGGCACACGATGACTTTGCACCATCCGCCGTCGTTCACGTTCCATGGGCCGTCGACATAGACGACTTTCCACGTTTGCAGCGCTTGGCCTTGGAACGGCGCGAACTTGAGCAAATCCCCGCCCTGCGCGAGCACACGGACAACGCCCTGCGTGTTGCCGTACATGAACACGGTTCGGAAAACGCCCTGCATGTTCAACCGCTCAATATGCTTCAATTCGTCGCGGCCAAGCGGCTGCAGTTGAATCCGCACCGGCACGGGCGGCGCGTACGTCGGCGTTTGTACAAAATCGGAGCTCACGGCAAACCCGGTGCTGGCGCTATACATCGCCATTTGATCGGGGTTCACGCTGTTGATGGCCGGCCGAACGATAGAGTGCAAATTCATTTCGGCACCACGTCAAAATCAACGGCGCGCTGCATGGTGCCCTCGTCCACAAGGGGTTTATCAAAGCCCTTGATTTCGATCGTGCGCGGCGCGTTGCCCGGAATCGTCCACGTGGCAATTGAGTTTTCGACATCGTCGCGCATTGATTGGCCCAGCATGCGCAACGCCGCTTCGCCGTCCATGTTCGTAGCCTTCAACGCGACGCCTAAGTTATGGCCCCAGTCCTTGGAGCGGTTGGAAATTGTCGTGCGGAAAAACGGACGCGACGGAATATTAGCCGTCCCGAACTCTTGCCAAAACGCTACGGTGGCGACGTGCAACGGCGCTCGAGGCGTACCGCGAACCGGGTGACGATCGGTATATTTCGCGTTTTCCAAAAACCCCACGCGCAGCGTCCCGCCGCGAGTGATTTTGTCCTGAATCGCCGCAAGCGCAATTTGCAGTTTTTTGCCGCCGAGTACGTCAGCCATACCCGCCCCGGTTCCAAGAGGTCAATCCCGCAAGCGGGTCGTATGCGCCGGGCGGCGCGGGGATGAACAACGCCGTGCGGTAGCGCGCCGTCATGGTCCAATAATCGGCCCCATATTTCGTTTGCAAAAAGTAGGCGGCGTTCGCGTTGGGCGGCGCGCTCCATTCGCTGGAAACGGACACGTCGCCTTCGCTTGCCTGCGAAATGCGGCCCACGATGCCAAGCGGCGCTTGCACGTTCGGAACGCCCTGCACAATCATGGATTCCGCGGCTATCGTGCCGATCGACGCGACGAGGTTGTACGTGCCAACGCCGCCCGTGCCTGACCCAAGCGTGGCGATGACCGCGGAACCCGGCAGCACGAACGAGCCGCCCACGCTGGGGCCGTCGTACAGCGATTGCCCGACGGCTAGCAAGCCCGACGTGACGGCCGATACCGTGGCGATATTGCCCGCGATCGCGACGGTGCCGGCAAACGACGGCGAGCCTACGCCCGCATCGTTCAACCCTTGATGAATCGCGGCAAGGTGCGCCGTCAGCAAGTACAACAAATACAGGCGCTGATTGGCGTCCTGCACACGCGAGCAGCACGTGTTGCTCAACAAAAACGTCGCGCCCGTGAAATCGTTCGCAAGCAGCGCGGGGTTGATGCCCGTAAATTCCGGGTACGAGGTCAGGAATTCGACAGCGCTAAACTGCGCAAGTCCTGAAACCGGCGTAACTGTTGCACATGGAATCGCGGGCATGTGTCGTTCCTTAACTGTCGGCGATGCCGCCGCGCTCGCGCGCGAAATCGGCCGTTTCGATACCGGGAATAATTTTTTTGTTGCGGTCCAACGGCTCCAAGATTTTGGGCGTTTTTTCGGCATCCGCAACGCGCGATGCCGCGCTTGCTTCATCGTCCGCGACGAACAGAATTTCGTTTTTGAGCAGCCAACTGTTCGGGTGCTCGCGCGACCAGCGCACCCAAAAATCTTTTGGCACGCCTCGATTCAAAAACGGGCGAGTGTTCATGCCGTGGGGTAAGCCGGTGTCGCTGCCCGCCACGAACAGCTGACGGCGCATATCTTCCGTGTGGGCATTCCACCCCTTGATTGTCACGGCTTGGTAGTCGGCCCCTTTGATAATCATCGTGACGAGTTTGCCCTCCTCGTTTTTGACGGTCGATTGCAAACCGACTTCCAACAAAAATCCGCTTGGAGCTTTACACCCGATAATCACTGTTTCTTTTGCTATCGCCATGTCGAAAACTCCTATTTATGGTGCGAAAACTGCCGTTCGCGAAACAATCGCGAGGCCCCCGGGTCGCGCAACAGTGCACACGTACCACGGAGTCAATTCGGCATTTGTCATAATACCTGATATCGCCGAGCCGTCCACGAGCGAGGCATAGACGGGATTTCCGACGATCGCGCCGCCCTGGAACCGAAGCCAAAAATTGCCGGATGCGCCGAGCGTAACGCCGAGGCCCGGACGTATGCGCAACACGCCATTCGGCGGCGTCGTGTCGTCCCAAAATTCCCACGTGTAAGAGGCCTGCGGCCCGGCAAGCCCGCGCGGGCCGCCGACAACGCCGCCGTTCGGGCTCATGGAACGGTACGGTACAACAATGCCGAGCGTGTCCGTTGCCGCTACTCGAGTGTTGTTCACTTGGCGTGTGGCGTCGTTGTACCAACCGAACCGGCCTTGAATCGTGCCTGGCGAATTTGACACGGCGCCGCCCGGGCGAGTCATGACCGAGCGGAACGGGGCCAACGTTTCCAAGTTGTACGCCAGCACGCGCGACGCGAAAGCCCCTTCGTACGGAAACACTCTCGGCGGCGGCGGGTAATGAACCGGCGCGGCCGGTGCCGACACAAGGCCCGCGCCGGCGGATGTGTCCGAACCCTCGGTAATGGAAGCGACGCCCGCGCCGGCAATGCCGCCTACGCCTACGGTAACGTCCAACCCTTCGGCAATCGCGGCCGCGCCCGACGTGGCCGTAGCGCCAAGGCCTGCCACAAGGTCAGAGCCTTCGGTAATGCCGGCCGCGCCTGCAGCGCCTACAGAGCCAACGCCGGCAACCGTATCCGACGACTCGGTAATGCCGGCCGCGCCACCATAGCCCGCAGCGCCAACGCCTGCCGCCGCGTCGTGGCTTTCGGCAATGGCCGCGGCCCCCTGCGTGCTGGCCCCGCCGACGCCGACCGTAACGTCAGAGCCCTCAGTAATTGCCGCGCTGCCGGCCGTGCTTGTCGCGCCGACGCCCGCAGCCGCGTCACTGTTTTCCGTAATGGACGCGGCGCCTACCGCCCCCGCAGCGCCGACGCCTGCGGTTGTGTCGTGCCCCTCGGTAATCGCTGCGGCACCCGCTACGCCGGCCGTGCCAACGCCCGCAACGGTGTCCGAGCCTTCGGTGATCGCCGCCGTGCCCTGCGTGGATGCCGTACCTGCGGCCGCCGTAACGTCAGAGCCTTCGGTAATGGCCGCCACGGCGCCGTACCCGGCAACGCCTACGCCTGCAGCGGCGTCAGCGGATTCAGTGATTGCGGCTGCGCCCGACGTGCTTGAGGCGCCAACGCCGGCAACCGTGTCCGACCCTTCGGTGATTGCGGCCGCGCCCTGCGTGCTTGCCGCGCCGACACCCGCCACGCTGTCAGCGGATTCGGTAATTGCGGCCGTGCCCTGCGTGCTGGCCGCCCCCACGCCTGCGGCAGTGTCCGACGCTTCGGCGATTGCGGCCGTGCCTTGCGTGCTTGCTGCGCCGACACCCGCCACGCTATCAGCGGATTCGGTAATTGCGGCCGCGCCCGCCGTGGACAAAGTTCCAACACCTGCGGCCGTGTCCGACGTTTCAGTGATTGCGGCCGCGCCCTGCGTGCTGGCCGTGCCGGCGCCTGCGGTCGTATCTGAGCTCTCGGTAATGGACGCCACGCCCCCGTATCCGGCGACGGCGACGCCCGCCACGGTGTCCGATCCCTCAATAATCGTCGCGCTACCCGACGTAGACGACAATCCGACGCCTGCGGCCGTGTCCGACCCTTCGGTAATTGCGGCTGTGCCCGACGTAGACGAGGCCCCAACGCCGGCAACGGTGTCCGGCCCTTCGGTGATTGCAGCGGCTCCAGCGGCGCCAGCAACGCCCACGCCAGCGGCCGTGTCTGACGCCTCGGTAATTGCGGCCGCGCCTGACGTGCTGGCTGTCCCAACGCCAGCCACCGTGTCCGAGCCTTCGGTGATTGCGGCGGCCCCGGTTAGAGCCGCCGTTCCGACGCCAGCCACCGTGTCCGAGCCTTCGGTGATTGCGGCGGTTCCGGCGGCGCCCGCAACGCCGACGCCTGCAACGGTATCGGCGGATTCAGTGATTGCGGCCGCGCCCTGCGTGCTGGCCGTGCCGACGCCTGCGGTCGTGTCCGGCCCTTCGGTGATTGCAGCCGCGCCTGACGTGGACGATGCCCCGACGCCCGCGGCAGTGTCCGACGTTTCAGTGACCGCGGCCGTGCCCTGCGTGCTGGCCGCGCCAACGCCCACCACGCTATCGGCGGATTCCGTGACCGCGGCCGTGCCCTGCGTGCTGGCCGCGCCAACGCCAGCAACCGTATCTGAACTCTCGGTGATTGCGGCGCTGCCCGACGTGGACGAAGCCCCGACGCCCGCAACGGTGTCCGACCCTTCGGTGATTGCGGCCGCGCCAACAGCCGAAATCGGCGAGGAAATCGCTACTAGGTCGTTCCCCAATTTGCTGTAAGGCGTTCCGAGTCGAAGCCTGCGCCCAACATTTGCCCCTTGCGCGTTGGCCACGACGGACGCGTACGCAACGGCTTGCAGCGTCGCATTGCTGTAGCTGCCCGTGTATGAAATCGCGAGGTTGACGGTAAGCGTTTGCCCGGCGCTGTTTGCCTGGTACACCAGCTTGACGACACCGTCTATCGAAGTGTTGGAAGCCCCGACAAGGGTTGTGGTATCTGAAACCGCCGTAGCCGAACTGTCGGAAAGACTCGCGGTTACCTGAATCGCGGTTTGCGCGTTGTACGCCCCCACGTAGAGATAAACCGTTCTGACGTTGGTGTCGGCGGGAAGCGCCAATGAAAATCCGTTTCCCGCGCTTTCCGTGCCAGTGGGGCTATATATGCCTCCCGTGACTGAATTTGAGGAATTAACGGTTCCGTTGGTCCAACTGATTGTTCTTGCGTCGTTGGTATAACTGCCGACGCCCGTCGTACCGGCGATAAGCGTCGGCGAAGGGATCGTGTTTCCGGCGCCGCTTTTGTAATCGGAGGCCGGATAGGGGCTAGTGCTATTCTGAAAATAGGACCAGTCAACTAGGCCAACAGTAGTTAGATTGACCGCCGTTGCGGAAACTGAGACGGTCTGGGTAAGCAGGCCCACGGCGCGCTAAGGTGCCGCTTAGAACCCGGTGGCCGTGACCAGCGTCAGATTGTACTGCAGCAACTGAATAGAATTCGCCGCATTGGCCACGGACCACGTGGCGTAAAGGTCGGTCAGCTGCGAAATCGTGGAATCGAACGTCGCGCCCAAAGTTGACGAACCGGACGCGGTGCCCGAATACGGGACGATTTGGCCGCCAGGCCCGGGGCCAGTCGCGCCGAGTGCGGCGCCGATCGACGCCGGCGACAGCCAAAACCCGCCGAACCGCAATTGAGCAGCGGTCGCAGCGCCCACGGACGCAGCGCTGCACAGCACGCGCAAATACCACGGGGTATTCGTCTGAGCGACCGTGTTAAGCGTCATGGCGCCCGTCGACCAGTTGGCCGTAGTTGCCAGTGCCCAGTCAAGGGTAAGCGTGCCGGGCGTCGTGACGACGGTCGAAATGATGCCGGACGCTTCGATAAGCAGCTGGTCGCCCGCTGATTTCAGCGAATTGGCCGGCAACGTGTAGCGGCCTTGGGTCGCCCCGGCGGTGAGCGAGGTTCGCGCGGTCGAATTTGTTAGGGCAGTGCCCGGCCCCTGCAAACTGACCAGCGTGTTCCAAAACCCTTGTGACACGACTTTAGGCGCCGTTCGCGGTGATCGTGAAAGACGTGATGCTGATCGTTTCGCCCGACGTGAACGACACGCCGCCCGCGAAATTCAAATCCGCGCCGCTCGTGCCCACGGTGCCCTGCGCAACCACGGTCGTACCCGCCGAGGACGTGCAAAGGCGCCAGTACCCGGCCGTGCCGGTCGCCGCCGCGGCAGCCGACGTGATGGCGTTCAGGGTGAGCACGCCGGACGCCACCGTGCCGGCGGTTGAGGACAGCGGCAGCGACGCGAGCAGCGTGCCGGACGCAGCCGTGCCGCAGTTGGCCGGGGCCGAGCCCGAATAAATCAGGAGGTACCCGGTCGTGCTCAACTGCGTGACAATGTCGGTCACGTTGTTCGTGCGATGCGTCGTCGAATATTGAATCGTCATGAATTACGCTCCCAGCATTGAAACGACGCCAACGGGCATGTAGAAAATCACGCCCCAGCCGCCCTGAGACTTTTTCTGCTCCCACGAGCTCGTTTTGGTCACGATCGCGTGCGCGCGCATTTTCTCGGTGAACGCCGCTTCGCAGGTCCGCTGCCCCTCGATGGTGTCGGCAATCAGTTGGACGAACTCGGTCCCGCCCGCATTGCCGCCGCCGTTGATGGCGAATTCCGGAACCTGGACAATTTTCAGGTTCGGAAAATTCGTCTTGATCTGCGTGTACACGTTCACGTTGTACGTGTTCGTGTTGTTGAAATTCACGGCATTCTGCGGCGAGACACCGAGCGTCATCGCCGACTCGGCATTGATGAGGCCGTAAGTCTGCGTCACCAGTTGTTGCACGAGCCGCTGAATGTCGCCGTACACGATCGCGCCGGACGCGCCGTACCATGTGGCCGTCGGAACCAGCGAAGGCCCCAACGCCGGGTCGTTCGTCCCGCCGTAATTCTGCAGGCCGGTGATGCCGTACAGGTACATGTAATTCTGGAATTTTTTCAGCGTGAGCGCCGAGGCCATGTTGCACTGGTTGGCCCAGTCGATTTTCGCTTCCGCCGCGCGCGCCAATTCGCGCTCGCCCCAACGGGTATTCGTTTGGTAGTGGTAGCTTTGGCGCTGCGGAAAGTTCGCATTCGCGTTGCTCATTCCGTCTTGCGAAAAATCGCCATAGCTCGAGACTTCGCCCGTGCGTTCCGCCATGATGAACATGGCCGTATCGCTGACCCACGTGCCCTTTTTCGTCTCGCCGTACAGTTCCGCCGCTTTGATCGGCGCAACAAGCACTTCGATGATGGCCGGATCGACGTAGGTTGTGAACAGCGACGGGATGCCCGCGTTGGCCGCCGTGATAAGCGTCGGCTGCGCGTCGAACGCGACTTCGGGATTCATCAGAGCCATTCCGCGCGCTTCTTGTGCCAGGCCGGCCATGAAATGGATTCCGTAGCGGCGGCCTAGGTCTGCGTGGTCAAGTGCGATGCGCTGCATAGTCATTTATCCTGTGAAAAAGTTAGGCTACCGCTTTCGTGATCTTTGCAAGGCCCGCGCCGGTCGTGGTAATCGGCCCGACGGTAAACCCGGTTGTGGTCGCCGCCGAGCCACTGGTCAACGTGGTTGACGCGAAAGATTGGACGACCGATAGGCCGAACACGCCCGGTATCGCGCTCGGTACCGATGTGATCGTGGTTCCGGCCGTAACACCCGTGCCGGTGATGGTGTCCCCGACCGACAGCGCGCCGTTGCCGAGCGCCGTCACGTACACATAGGCGGACGTGGTCGTGATCGCTTCGGTGGCTTCGGTGGCCGTCGCGTTCTGGCTGATCGTAATGAGTCCGGTGCCGCCCGGCGTGTACGTCTCAAGGTCGATGACGGTTGACCCAGTCGGAACGCCGGTCATCGTGACCACGTCGCCCAAGTTCAAAATTCCGCTCGTGGTCGACACGATGTTGACCTGATTGCTGCCCACGGTGCACGTGGCCGTGCCGACGAATCCAGCTTGGCCGGTTGCGGTCGCCGCGGTCGCGCTCGTGGTCGGGGCGCCCGTGGTGTTGTCCGCGTACACGGTCGCGCCGGCGGTTGCACCCTGCAGGAACTCAGCCCAAAAATCGCCACCGTTGAACAGCGTCACGGGGAAGCCTGCCGGGACCAGCAAACTGTTCGAGCCGAGGAACTGAGTGATGAGCCCCTGTTGATTACGCCCGACGAACCCGGCCTGGTAGCCCGACACGTACGACTGCGACACTTGGCCCAGCGGCCCGACCCACGCGAACGAACCGACGGTCAAACCGCCGGCCGGCGCTATCAGCGCGCCCTGCGTTGCAAGAATGGACGAAAACGGGTTCGTGCTGGCGAAATCGCCGGTCACGCCCGGTGCCTGAGTCAGATTGACCGATGCTTGAAAACCGCCCTGCGCCATGTTCGTATGTCCTGTGTTGAATTAACGTAAGCGGCCGTAGCCCGGAATCAAGGAGGCCATCGTTTTGACCGTGGCGGCATCCGATGCAAGGCGCGGGGTTTGCGCCTCGGCACGTTCGCGCGCCAGTTTGTACATGCCCGGCAACGCCGAGGCGTGGATGCCCGCGCTGTCGACGCCCAGCTTCTTGAGCGCAGCGGCGTAGACTTCCGCGGCGCTGTCGTACGTGACGACGCCCAACACGGGTTCTACGTCACGGCGCGCGGCGTGCAACGCGTCGCGCGCGTCCAACGCGGCGCGCACGAGGGCCGCGGTATCCTTGGCCGGCTCCGCGCCGCCGTTGCCGCTGTTGCCGCTCGCAGACTTTTTCGGCTGCGGCGTTTCTTCCTCGTCCATGCCGGGGTCGTCCATTTCCTCGTCGTCAGCTTTGGCCTTGAATTCGTCGCGCGCCTTGTCCTTGGCCTTGTCGTCCATTTTTTCCCATTCGTCTTTCGCCTTGCCGTAGAACTCGGCGGCCGCATCAGCCGCGTCCTGCTTGTCCTTTTCGTCCTTGGCCTTTTTCTCGATTTCGACGGGGCCTAAACCGCCCTCGTCCTTTCCCTTTTTGTCGGCTGCGAGACACGCGGCCATGATTTGCGCTTCGGTCGGTTTTGCGTCCGTGGCAAGCAGGGCGTGAACGGCTGCGGCGACTTGGGAAAGCTTCATGGTTTGATTTCCGTGGGGTAAACGTGCACTGATGTTATGTTAAGTCCTACGCGGTTGCAACAGGGCTACTCGGACACGCACACGTCAGGACCGGCGCGGCCCGCCTCCACGAGCGCCACGTGATTGCACACAATCTGAGTCATGCGGCCGTCGTACTTTTCGCCATTAGGCGCGGTGCCGGGCGTCATATCGGGCACATAGTGGTAGCCGCAACTGATTTCCGCTTGCCGCCCGCTTTGAACCGCTTCAATTCCTTCGCGCGTCCACACGGTCAAATCCGCCTTGGCGTAGGGGTAGGAAAACCGCGCATTGCTCACGGTGCCGACGGTCAAAAATTGCTGGGGCTTGTCAGCGCTGACGGCCACGTGCTGCATGAGCAGCGGCACGCGGTCGTACGTTTTGATGGCCGCTTCGATTTCCGCGGCGTCGCGGTACAGCATGTAAATTTTTTGCGGATTGAGCCCCAACGCTTCGCTGTTCGGGATTTCGGCGCCGAGGTAGGGGCAAGTGTTGGCCTTCGTGATGTTGCACTCGTAACAGTGCAAATGCCCGTCAATCGTTTCCATGCGTCGGTCGGCCGCCAGCAACGCACGGTCCATGGACATGCGGAGGTCTGCGGCGGCCGGCTTCGGCATGCACGCGGCAAGCAGCGCGGCCTCAATTTCGGCGGGCGTCGGCGTTTCGACGTCGGCGTCCATTTCCACACTGCAGTCAGTTTCTACGTCGGACATGCCGGGCAGGATACCCGACGGCGGCGCGTTATGTCACGAGTCAGCCTAGTAGATCGTGTGTCAACGGGTCATCTTGCCCGTGCTGCGGCGGCCGGCAGGTTCACGGTACGATGCTGGCGCTGTTGCGACGTTTCGGCGCCGGTACGAAAACCGGGAATTACGGCGCGGCTCGTGCATCGGCAATTTATGAGCTCGCCGGGCATCACATATTTACCCTCGTCCGAATCCCACATGCCTTGAGTAATTTGATACCGCTTGCCGCTCATTTCCACGTGGGTTTTGCGCGGCACTTTGCCTCCCGCGCTGTGCTGCCAAATCGCCTCAACAATGCCCAGCTCCTCACGGCGCGTTTTTTCAATGATCGCCTTCGCTTTGTTCGTCTGGTCGCGTGAAATCACCGCGGCGCGCTCGCGCGTGATTTTGTACGTGTGCGCCAAATCCGACTGCAACGCGTGCATGTCTTGGCCCTTCATAACGCTGTTCCAAACCTTGCTTTCAACGTCTTTGAGGTACTGTTGCGGTATCGACTTAATCAGGTTCACTTGCTCGGACACGACGGCCTGGTACGCCGCAGCGCTCGCCGGCGTCGGTTTGAACTTGACCGTAAAACCGGCCTCACGCAACGCGTTTTGCATCTGAATCTGCGTGACGCCGAGCGATCGCCGGGCGAACTCTTTCCCAAGGTCAAGACTCAATTTATCAAATCGGCTAACCCAACGCCGGCCCCAACGGTTGAGCGCTGCCCGCACAATGAGCGACGGGTTACGCGGGGCATCGTGCGCGATTTCCGGCGGCGCCACAGCCGAAGCGTAGGCCGCCAGCACGACGCGCAAGCCTGCGCGCATTTCCTCCATAGCGGACAACAGCCGCTCGTGGTACCACTGTTTTACGCCCTCGTTGGCGTGGATGGCTCTAACCGTTACAGGTTTGCCGGTTGGCGAGTTAAGGGGCACGCTTCACTCGAGCGCCGCGGAAAAATTCAACCGGCGCCGCCGTGTTCCCGGGAACACTGCCGCGCGTGCCGGTCGCTTTCACCGTGTCGCCCGTTTCGCGCCCGGCCGCGCGTTCACGCATGGCGGCGTCGCGCATTTCGCGCATGCTCTGTTTTTTCAATCTCATTTGCTGCCCGCCATAGCCGTTTCGTGCTCGCGCTGTTTGTCCGCCTCGCTGCTCTCGTGAGCGATCGTCAGCGCAGTATTCGGGTCAACGGACGGCTCGGCGGGTTCCGGCGGTTCGGGCGGCCCGCCCGTCAAATTCGTGTAGCCGCTGTCCGGATCGGTTTGCAGCCGCGTACGGGCCTCGGCTGGGTCGATAACCCCGTTCGTGATGTACACGGCGTCGGCGTCCGCGTCACTCTTGCGAATCTCTGACTGTTCCTTGACGGTCGGCTCGTCCAACGTGACCCAGTGCACGACGAGGTCATTGTCAATTTTGCCAAACAAGTGCAACTGAATAACTTTGAGCAATTTTTCCAAGTGCGGTTGGAATAGGTTGACTTGGCTCGCGTTGATCCAGTCGTACCACACTTGGATTTCGCCTTCGCCCGTGGCATTCAATCCCGTGGGCACCACGCCAAACAGCTTAATCAGCGGCACATGGGCCGGCGCGGCCATATGCTCTTGGCTTTGCGCCTGCAGTTTATCCAAGGAGGCAAGCGTCGCTTCCGCGAACGCCAATTCTTCCTCGTCCTTCTGAATCGCCGCGACCATCTGGTTATTGCGCGTGGATGTGAAAATGTTGAGGCGCGCGAGCAACCCCGACCCTTCCGTGCCGCCGTCCTCAAGCGTCGCGTTTAAGTCTGTGGACAGCACGGGAATCGAAAAATTGTTGATGAGGTCGTTGACCGCTTTGCGTGTACGCAGCCAAGCGTTGACGTACGGCTCCATCAACTGCGTGAGCGAAATCCCTGAAAAATTGTACGAGGGCTTGAGCAGGTCCGGCACTTCGCGGCCAATGAACGTCAAAATGCGATCGCTGTGCGTCTTGCGGCCCATGATGTACCACGACACGGGCTTGTAAAAATCTTCGCGCTCGGGGTATGCCGCGTTCCAGCTGTACGGCGTCGACCAGTAGGGCTCAAACGACTGGATCGACTTAAGCGACCCTTTCGGCACGCCCTGCGGCGTGAGCTCGAGTGGCAATTGGCGGCGAAGGTCGTCCGCGTCGTTGATGTTCAGGTAAATTTGCCCGCGGCCGAATTCCCCGTCAAGCTTCGCGCAACGTCGAAAGTGTTCCCGCACTTTGAACTCGTCGCACGCGGCCATGATTTGCGAAATCACTTCGGATTTGTCGCCGCCGGACTTTGACTGTAACTCAAACCATTTGCGCGTCATTTCCGTGGACGTGGTTTCCGACGGCGCGCGGTACTCGGATATCTGCGTGAGCTCGGCCAGGTACGGGTAGCCCGGAAACCATAGGCCATTGCCGAAACCCTGCGTTGCGCCCAGAAACGAGTAATTCGGCGCGCAGCTGTCCAACGCCATGCGCGCCGGTTCGCCCGTGATGACCGGCGCGCCGTCCATGGCAAGTTTTGAACTGTCGGGCACGACGCCCGGCGGCAAATCGGGCGCCCGGTATTCACGGTAAGGCCCCGGAGCCGGTTCCACGTGGGCGCGGAAATTCTGCAAAAGCGCACGCGGTATCGACCGGGGCTTGAGTTTCGGAGCCGCAACGGCCGCAGGCGCCGGCGGGGCGATGAGAGCGGCGAGCCGCTGACGGAGTTTGGCGAGCATGCGGACGATGATAGCCGAGTCAGGCTGGAACGTCTAAATACGCTTCGATGAACGCCGCGGCGACTTGCGGCACGATCGCATTGCCGTATCCGCGCAGACTTGCCACACGGCCGGATACCCCATGAGCCAGCGGGAATGTGCCGGGTTCAACTGGCCGCCTTTTGCCGTCTGTGCAGGGGATGAACTCGGCATCGGCCCAGCTAACTCGGCGTGGTCGTTCAAGTTCGACATCCCGTGTCCTTCCGCCTTCTTCGCTAGGATGTATTCCGGCGTATGCGCCGGGAAGTGATCCCGCACCATCGGCGTTGGCCACGCGCCCCAAACTTGCCGCCCCAAGAGTCCGTTCGTCGGCGCCGTCCCCGCGCTCGCGCCATCCTTGTGGTCCCTTGTTGTTGGCGTCGCCCAAGACGCTACCGTCCGCAGATTGAATCCGCCCTGCGCTGCGTGACCCGCTCCGGTGTGATCGCTCGTCGTCGTCGTGGGCCATCCCGCCATCCGCGCCGCGTCCGTCAACGTAATCCCGCTGTGCCGACCGCTTTCCGTTGAGTAACCCGCTGCGCCGCTGCTTGCTGAATCCTGCCTTGTTGTTGTCGGCCACCCAGTAAAGTCGCTGCCTGATGTGCGGTGCGCCGACGCTGTGTGCGCCCAATACTGCCGCCCCCGCGGCGTAGCCTTCTGCTTCCAAGTCTGCCGAAACAAGGTCGAACCACTGCATAGCGCTCGCAACCTGTTCGCCAAAGATAAGCTGAGGGCGGCACTGCTGGACGAGCCAATGCCAAGCGGGCCATAGGTGCCGCTCGTCAGCAAACCCCTTTCCTTTGCCTGCCGCGCTGAAAGGCTGGCAGGGGCAACTGCCGGTCCACACTCGCGCCGAATCCGGTACGCCTGCGAGTCGTAAGGCAAGCGACCACCCGCCGATGCCGGCGAAGAAATGGCATTGCGTGTACCCGCTGAGGTCGCCGGGCGTAACGTCCTCAATGCTGCGTTCGTCAACGTCGCCCGGCGCGATATGGCCCTCACGGATAAGTTCGCGCAGCCAAGACGCAGTCTTATTGTCAAATTCATTGTAGTACGCCCGTGGTGGCACGCGGCGATAATACGTGTTCCCGGGAACACTGGCAAAAAATGTGACGTAGGCCCGGTTTTCCCCGTTGACACGCGTGTCAACCGAGATTAATCTAGCCCTACTTTCAACGAACGGAGATTCTGCGATGACCACGGTAAGCAAGATTGTGAAATTGGAAACCGGCGAGTTAATGGCGGGCGAGTTTGTCAACCACGCCGAGGCCGTCCGATACGCCGCGTACTTGAACAAACGGTACCCGCGCGCCAATGGCGGCCTCAACTACGCTGCTGTGCGCGTGGTGGCGTCAAAAAATGCGTAAAACCGTCCGCCGTTCCGCCAATCGCTACCAGCGCAACACGCCGAGCTTGGCGCGCATCGAAAAAGCCCGCGCCCAAGCGCAGGGCGCGCTACGTCGCAACCAGTGCCCCACGTGCAACCGCCCCGTACGGCGCAACCTGGCCCTCACCGGCTGGGTACAGTGCTCGCAGTTCGGGGCGCCGGAATTCCGCGCCGAGCCCTCGCAGCCGGCCTGCAGTTGGCAGGGGTTTACGGAGTGAGCGCCGACGTGTGGGATTTGAACGCATCGCACCAGCCGACCGTGCCGATGTTGCCCCCGCGCTCAAACAAGAGGTAACAGTATGAAATTCGACATTCTCAACCGCTTCAACGGAAGCATAGCGTTTTCCTTCGCAGCCCCCACAATAAGGGTAGCCGTGGAAGCTGCGGTAAAGGAAAGAGCGAACCTGCGCTGCGCGAACCTGCGCTACGCGAAGCTGGCCGGCGCGGACCTGCGCGGCTCGGACCTGCGCCACGCGGACGTGGCCGGCGCGGACCTGCGCTACGCGGACGTGGCCGGCTCGGACCTGCGCGGCGCGGACCTGCGCTACGCGGACCTGTTCGGCGCGAACCTGTACGGCGCG